ATCGTTCTTGCAGCTCAATCCTGTCAGTCTGGCCAGTGTCCAAAGCAGACAGTGACCACAACGACCACCACAGTCGAGCAAAAAGAGGTCAAGGTTCAATTCCTGCCTCCCCGACCAATCAACGGCAAGCCACGACCACCAAGATTCCTCTTGGCAAAACCTCGCGGCTTATTCAGCCCCAAAGCAATTTACATTTATGAAGTGGAAGCAAGCAAATGATCAGCAAGATCATCATCCGCCTGTTGACACCGATCATCGTGGAGGTGATCCGCGAACTGCTCTCCAAGCTGGCCAACGGTGAGCTGGTGAGCATCGACGAGACCAGCGTGAAATCGGCGATGAATCAGCGTGAAGAGTCGATTCAGTCGCAGCTCAAATCTGTTCAATGGGAGGTCGGCCTGTGATCGGACTTCTGATCGCAGTTCTGCTTGCACAACAACCTGTTCCCTCGACTCTGGTCCCCCCAGCAGTCGAGGAACGGGTGGTGTTTAGCCATGCTGGATTTACCTACTTTGTGGGCAAGTCCAGTGGAAGTGTCATCGCCATCGAACAGGGTGGTGTTCGACCAGTCCCGCCACCAGTTCCTGATGAGGACGAAAAGCCTCAACCAGTCAGTGGTATCAAGTGGTTTTCGGTTGTTGTGGATGAATCCAAACCGGAGCAGCAAGCATGGCGTACAGATCCAGAGATCCGCAAGTTGCTAGAATCGCGTGGGATTCAGTACAGATCGTACACCGCCGAGGAGACGGACATCGACCGACTAGGGTTTCAGCAAACCGTTGGTCAGATCGGTTTACCGACCGTCATACTTCAGGATCAAAACGGCAAGATCGTCAAATCTACGAGTCCTCAGACCAAGGCTGACATTATCAAGCTGGTGGAGGTGATCAAGTGAGCAATCTGCTTGGCTGGGTGACACCTGACGGCGAGCTGAGATACTTGGGAAGCCATGAATCTACGCTCATGCTGGCCACTGGCAAGCAACTCCCAGACATCCCCGAAAGCGAATGGGAAGAATTCGACCTAAGGGATGATTCAAAGTATCCGGTCAAGATTAAAGACCAGAACGGAAAAGGGGCTTGCAATGGCCATGCAGCGGCAAGCAGTCTGGAAATCGCTCGGTACGTTTCTGGTGCTGCTTATGTCGCTCTCAGTCCTTGGCTCGTCTATGCTGATCTATGTAATGGTTGGGACGTTGGATCGAATATTGCGGAAGCTCTGGTCTACCTTGAAAACAAAGGGACTTGCTCTGAGCCACTGGTTCCTTATGCGACAATTAATCCTTCAAGAATTCCTCAGTCGGCCAGAACTGATGCCAAGCGGTTCAAAGTTGAGATTGGATACAGGCTCGACACTTTCAACGATTTATGTGTTGCGGCCCAGCTCCGAATGCCATTTAACTTTTCTGTCCCAGTCAACTCTAATTTCAACGTGCTCGACAAAGATGGTGTCCCAGGCAACCGAGCTGGATCCCACAACCATGCTGTCACAGGTGGCATGGGAATGAAGCGAATGTCCAACGGCAAATGGGCCATTTTGATGCAGAACTCGTGGGGAACCCAGTGGGGCTGGAATGGATACTGCTGGATTACCGAGCGGAACGTAGAAGGTCGTGGATGGGACGCCTACTGCGTGAGCGCTACGGTAGCTGACCCAAACAATTTGCCTCCACTTCTTGCATAATCACAAAGTCAAGTGATAATGTAGGAAGATCTTTATTCGTGGCCCTTAACGGGCAGGCCATGAACTTATCCTTAGCCCGAAGAAAAGGTTACCGAAGCATGCAGAACTCTGAGATTGCACAGTTGCAATCCGAAGCCACCGCCCTTAAGGCTCGTGCTTCGGAACTCGTTAACAAGCAAGGTCACACCGTTGACGAGGTGGCCGAAATGGGTCGGGCGACAGCTCGCCTGGGCGAAATCAATGAAGCTGTGACCAAGGCCACAGAACGCGAAAACACCGTGGCCATTTTGAAAGCCAGCATCGAGCAGAACGATCAGTGGGCTGGACAGGTTCCTGCCTCCAATCGCCCTGGTCACGTTTACGATGTGAAGTCCACTCCTGCTGGCGGGCATTACCCACAGCCTGGCATGGTTCACCCCGGTCTGGCCAACAAGGCTTACCGACCTGAGATCGAGCCAAAAGGCGAAACCGTCGAGGCATATCTGGCGGAAGGCTATTCGCTCGACACGATTGAAAAGGCTTGTACGCCAGCTTACAAACGCGAGATCTTGAAGTTCATGCGATCTGGTGGCCGCGATTATGCAGGCGCTGGCGACATGGTCCGTAAAGCCTTCACGGAAGGTGTTGCTGCTGGCACGGCTGGTGGTGGTGCGGCTCTGGTCCCAGTCCAGTGGTCCGAGCTGATCATGACGCCTCCACAGGCGGGCATGCTCCAGGACGCTGTTCGGACCATCCCGACAACCACCCTGACGACTCGTTTCCCACGGGTCAAGACGACTGACAACAAGTATCCAGCCTATCCTGTTACGGTCTCGTGGGGCGGTGAAACTCCATCCAGCCCGACCGATCAAGGATCGAATATGACTGTCGAGCAAATCGACATCAACGTTAATGAAGTCTGGGCCTATGGCCTATTCTCGATCAGTCTTTTGGAAGACAACGCTTACGGTCTTTCCACACTGATTCCCGACATCTTCCAAAAGTCGCTGGCTGTGGCCACTGACCTCGCCATCATCTCCGGTTCTGGTTCCAGCCAGCCTTATGGCCTGACCGAATCGAGTGTTGTCACTCAGATCACTGCGACCACGACAGGCGCTGTGATCACGTACCAAGACCTTATCAACATGTTCTACCAGACCCCTCAGCAGTTCAGAACTGAAGGTGCCTGGTTGATGAACTCAGCCACGCTGGGCGCGATTGCTGGACTGGTTGACGGTCAGTCTCGCCCTCTGTTCCTGCCAAACTACGGCTTCATCGGTGCCACACCTGGTGGTGGAACCACATGGGCCAACGGAAGCCTTTTGGGCCGACCGATCATCATCAGCGAGAACGTCCCGAGCCTGTCGGCTACGGCTGGCACACTGCCTCTGTACTATGCTGACTGGAAGTCCGCCTACTACATGCTCGACCGCGTCTCTCCGACGATCAAGGTCAATGATCAACCCGCATACAAGAACGGCTCCTACGAGTTTGTGCTTCGCGCTCGTCGTGGTGGTCGTGTGGTTCAGCCTAACGCAATCCGCGTGCTGAAGAGCAAGTAAGCCCCGCAGGGGATGGGTCATGATTCTCCCAAGAGTGGCCCATCCCATCTTTTTATCCGTCAGGCGATTATTATGGCGATCAGCCCGCAAGTCACTTACATGTACCCACAATTGGCCAACCTGGCCCCGGGTCCACTTCAGGCTTTGGCAAACGCGGCTGAGACTTATCTGGTTCAAGCCTTAGGCCGAGAGATTTCACCAGGCACAAAAACGCAAACGTTCACGGGCAAGAATCAAACTTATTTATGGCTGACTGCGACGCCAGTTTCCGCAGTCACTTCCGTGGTCTGCAACAACAACGCACAAGACCTGACATCCCTGCACTGGGACGCTGACGGAAGACTGACCAGACAAAACAACGGTTTCTGGAATCAGCTTCTTGGATGGGATCCCGGCATCTCAAACATCGTGGTGACCTACACGAGCGCCGGTCTCGATCAAAACACACAGGACATGCTGATCGGTGCGGTGATGACATGGATGCTCGACATGCAAAACAAGTCTTCCGTCGCGTCCAGTGAGTCCATCGGCGATTACAGCTACACGCTCAACACGGCCTTCATGAAGGGCCTGCCACCTTACATTTCCACCCTGATCCAACCTTATCGCGTTTACTCCGCAGGGTGATGCTATGGCAGACAATATCAAGATTTCGTGGAAGGGTGACCAGTACATGGCTCAGGTGCTTCGGAACCTGACCAACGCGGTTGACAGGTCCGCTGAATGGGTGCGAACCGCTACGATGAAATCTCTGAGCGGAGCCGGTCAAAAAGGCAAAGGTCTGGCCAAGCTCAACAAAGTCTCTAAAAAGATGAGCGAAGACGAAAACAACGCTGCCAAGATCGCTCGTGGCGAAGCTCTGATGGGTAAGTCCATCAAGCAGTTCAAGAGCAAGTCTGGCAAGCTCAACGTTCGTCATGGTGGCAGCTTTAGCCACACAGACAAGTCAGGCAAAGTCGAGAATTACACTGGCGTCTACTGGTATGGCGAACCGGTCAATAAGTGGGTTCAAGCCTCAAAGCGTGGAACTCCTCCGAATCGACAGAGCGGAGATCTGCGAGAGTCCATAGATTACCAGAAATACAACGACGGTTTATCTGTCAAGGTCGGCCCAAAAGACGAACTGGTTTACGCCAGACGACAGGAGCTGGGTGGACCAGGTTCATTCCCGGCTCGTCCATACCTGAGACCTTCGTTCTTGTCAGTCAAACCCAAGATTCTCAACGAGATCGAAAAAGCTGTGCGAAAGGCAGGCCTGTGATGAGCCTACCCGCAGCCCTGCTGAATTCCTCAGCGACGATCTACGCAGAAAACACCACCAAAGGGTCTATGGGTCAACCACTGCAAAGCCTTTCCGTCATTGGAAGGACGAAGTGCCGGTGCGACTTTAAATCGCAGTCCCAAGACGGTCCGCTTCACGAACAAACTGCCGAAACCTACAAGGTCTATCTGCCAGGCGTTTGGCTATTGACAACAGACAACTGGATCAAAGTCGTCACACCTTCAGGCAGGAACATGACAGGTCAGGTAACCACCTCATCTGATGCTGGTGGCCTTGGCCATCACACAGCAGTCACTATCGTTTGCCGCAAACCGGCACCGAGTGTGACCGCATGAGCCTGAACGTTCCTGCACTGATTCAAAACTTCTGGTCAGCTCAATCCGGTCTCCCCGAGTTGTGGCTGGAGTATGGTCCAGAACCATTCCTCCCACCATTTGCAGTCTTGGAAGCCACGGGCTTTTCTCGCGACTATCTGTCAGCGGGCATGAAACAGGATTCTCACAACTACAAGATTTCTGTTTTGACCACATCGGCAGAATCCACCTGGACGCTAGGTGAGCTGGCAACGGCCAGCATGGAATCTCTGTCTGACACAAAGATTATCGCGGTTCGGATCGAACCTGATAACCTGGCCCGGCCTGCCAAGATCGGCCAATTGGATGTCTGGATCTTTGAATTCTCTCTCCGAGTCGAACTGTTCGACAATTAAGAAAGGGCACATGCGATGGCCATGAAGGGCAAACCGGTCACGTTCAAGAACGGGACCATCACACTGACTCCACTGGATCAAACCACAGGCACAGCCAACACGACTGCATCTATCAACCTGATCGCAAAATCTGGTTCGCTGGACGATAACGTCTCGGTTGCTGAGGCAAACGTGAACTGTGTTGGCAAGATCCGTGCTGCCGGTTCGCTGGATGTGAGTATTGAAGTCAATGCTTTTGTCTCGTCGGTTACAGGCACAGGCAACGCCAACGGAACGGTTTTGCCGTTTAAAACTGGCGACTATCTGAACGCCAACCTGGTTGCAGGATCACTCAACTACGAGGGCGAATTCATGCTCGAATCGCTCAAGACTTCTTTGGATGCTGCCGACTTTGTCACGCTGGATTTATCGCTGAAAAACAACGGCGATCCACGCACGCGAGTTATCGGCATTGTGAACTGCGTTTAACCCCTGAGAGAGATTTTCTATGGTCTTTGATATTGATGACCTGATCGCTCGCAAATTCCAGTTCCGGCTCAACAGCCGGAGCTGGATACTTTCCGAGCTGACTGCTGGCGACCGTGCTGAAATTGGCAACGTGCTCAGAGGGATCGTTCCCAATCCACTGACTGACGCCAAAGACGCCTGTCGCGACCTGCCACCAGCCACAGCCAAAGAGATTTGGAAAGAAGCCAAACGGCAATACGCTTATTG